TAGTATAGTTATTGAGCTTAGTATCGACCATTTTAATTTGTCCTTGTTCTTCACAAGTTCTTGTATCTGATAATGTTTTTTCCGGATGATAATTTACTGCACCCTTCATAAGAGTTGGAGGTACTACAACATACGGCTTCCATTGACCACTTTTATGGTAGTATCCTTCTTCAATTCTCACTACATAGCCACCATCTGCTTGATACATAAAGATTTCAGTACAGTTCGGACCTCTATATCCTCGTATAGGTATAGTGCCTCTAACACCTGAAACCTGCAGTGTATCAAGCATTTTATTTGCATCAATTCCCAATACATTTGATAGAACTGCATATGGTATCTTTGTAGTAGGCTTATACTGCCCATCTTTATTGTAGTATCCTTCTTCAAACCTTACATGGACTGTGCTTTCTCCTGAAGCATTTACCACTTCTGAAGCTGTGGACCATGTGCTACGTTTGGGTATAGTGCCTTCAACAACTTCATCATTGCTGTCAGCAGTTACCGTCTTGTAACCTTGCAGGATTTGAGCCTTAGACGCAGTCACATCGTCAGATGTTATGCCTCCTGCTCCACCTCTTAAAAGTATTGCCTGTGCCATATTACACCCCCTTCATAAGTAGCAAGATATCGGTTTCAGGCTTCTTTACAAAGCAGCTTATCACTATATATCCGTCATAAGTGTCTATCCTGTCCACACAACTCCAAGCTTTTTTTATTGCCTTTACTCTTGTGCTATCAGTAATACCGTCAGGTATCAGTAGTGATATCTCAGGCACATCTGTACTCTTGATTCCTGCTACATCTATACGTTGTGTATAAGGTCCTTGAGCACTAAACCTTGAAGCCGTCACTTGTATCTGCCTTGTACCGCTTACCGCTTTATCCAGCTTTGCAAAATTGCTGTTAAAGTCCTCGACATTGTAATTATCTGTCCTGTCAGGCATTTTCAATTTTAGATTATCCGTTTCTCTCATAAATCACCTACCTTAAATCAAGCTCTGTCATTTGCTCATGAGTGTACTGCTCCAGTTCTCCATGAGTTTTTTTCTCAAGCATTCTGTGAGTCACATACCACAGTAATACTTCAAGTTCCATGTTTGCAGGTACGATTTCATCAGCAAGCCTTTCGATTTCTTCTTTAAGTTCTTTTGAAGACAGCGCTACTACAATACTAACTTTGTAGTTTTCCATATCAACATTTAACTTAAAATCTTTTTCTGAGCCTACCATAGCCAAAAGGCTACGATAAAAAGTTCTATACGTGTATGGGAGTCTGCCCTGCATTACTCCAAGAATTCTAAGATTCCTTACATCCAGTTCATCCGTATCCTTGCTTGATATCTTTAATATTTTTTCCCATCTTGCAGCAGAATCAGAGTCCTGACTTAATACAAAACTGTTATTCAAGTAGTTACTGCCCTTATTCCAGAAAAGCTCAATCTCAGGCTGTTCGGCACTCATCATCTGATTAAACTCTGTTACATTTTTCAATATATCCGGAAGGTAGTCTATCAATTTTCTATCCATTGAAATTACCTCTTACAGCTATAGTGTCTGGATCCAATATAGCATTAGATGCAGTACCATTCAGCTTAGTATCTGCTATATCTTTAATGCCGTTTATGGCAAGAATCTTGCTTTCGATATTTGAAATTCTAACCACTATATTATCTACAGTATCCCAAGATTTATTAAGCTCTAAAAAATAGCTGTCAATAGCGTTTTGGATATGCGATTTCAAAGCATTAAAATTGTAGCCTGAGTCATAAACTATATTAGTATCTATATTTATGCTCTTTGTTTTTACGGATTGTATATGGCAAGTGTGGCCGATTGACGCAAGGCCGTCACCAAGCTGGTCCCCTTTCGGATCTATCAGCTTTTGTACATTTGTAACAAGGGTTGAACTCGCCTGTCCATATTCAGAGTTAGTTATGATTGCAAGAACATGCCCGGGTAAATTATGAGCATTGCCATCTTTTGCCCTTAAAATCTTACAACCGCCCACGCCTTCTATAGCTGTAATCTTCTGATAGTAGTCCTTTTTATTGCCCCCAAACGCCTGAGTATCGAAGGAAGAATAATATCTTTTTCTGAATTCCTCGGTGCCTTCTTCATCCTCTCCGTATATCTCTATACTCTCTATATTTGCTGTCTCAAGGCCATCTATGTATTCGACAGGTATAAGGCTTCCTCTTTCTGCATTCGGCGCTCTTCCTGCAGTTTCGCAGGTAATATAAAACTTCCCAGCGCTTATCTTTTCAGATACAACCCAGTTGAATCTTGAACTTGAAAATCTTTTACCCACTTCCACATCTATATTAAATACGGCTATTGCCTTTGTGTACGTTGCTTTTTTAGGCACCAAGCCTCTTTCTAAAGCTCTTCTTATCAAATACTCTCTTGGTGCAGTATCGGCAAAAGTGCAATCTATAAGGCTATCAAGTGCTATGTAAGCCTGTGCCAATTCTGCACATACCGGAGCGACAGCGGAATAAATAACAGAGCCCTCTCTCTTGTCGATACCGCTATCAACTCTTGATAAGACTCTGTTTAATATATTTTCGTATGTATTCTCTTCAAACACTATCTAACCTCCGTTTCTATATCTATATCGCCGTAAATACTGTCAACTTTAAAACTCACAAGAAGTGTATCCTTATTTCTACTAAATTCAAAATCATAGACAGCTGTAATTCTATCGTCCTGCAGCAGTGCTTCGCTTATAAGCCTTTCTACCTCGTCCTCTACTATGTCGGGATGTGTGCCTATGAGCTCCTCAAGCTCTACTCCGTAGTTCCAAGAATAGATTAAAAATTTATATCTTTCTGTATTCAAGATAAGTATTATAGCCTGCTTTACCGCTTCTCTTTCATCTACAAATCCAGATATTCTACCCTTTTCAAAGTCTATAAAAAAAGTATTGCTTGGCTCTGTGGACTCATCTATCTGTAATATATCTTTATCATTTAAAGGAAGCATGTTATCACCTCACTTTGTCCAATACTATGTACTTCTGTCCACCGTCAACCCTTATAAGGATTACCTGCTCACCCATTTTAAGGCTGTTATCAAGCGTAATTCTTCCAGCTCCCTCAGCCTCACAAGTGATTTTACTGACCATTCCCGTAAGAATAAGAGCACTCTCAGGTATCGTAAGCTTCTGATCTATCCATATCTCAAGTGGTGATACCTTTACCACTTTCCCAAATCTGAAAGACATAGGATCCTTTGACTCCACTGCTTCAAGTGCAGCCTGCTTTACCGCTTCAACTAAATCAAACATTAAACAGTCCTCCTCTAAGTTTCAAAGTCATTAGATGTTCATCATTTTTAAAGGTATGAGTTACCTTTTCAGCAACCATATAGCCTGATACGGTAGTGTTTTCAAGCTGTAGCATAACAACAAGCGACGATCCGGCTCTTACTCTTATGTCTCCAAATGCGTCTTTTATAGTAAGCGTTTTTGCAACTTTGTTATAATACTTAAGAAGCGCTTCAGCTTTCTTTGCTCCTGACTCTTTTGTTTCTACAGTCTCATTAAGCTGTAAAACTCCCCACTTATTTATATTCTCACTGCTTTTTACTAAGAAAACATCATTCGTCTTTTCTTTTGTGTTCTTATACACAACTTTTACCTGATTGTATGTTCTGCTGTCTATAGAACTGCTGTAGTCGTATGACTGTGCGGTATCGGTATTTATAAGCAAGTCAAGTTTCATACTGTCAATATTCTTAAGTGTAAGCTTACCAACATTGTCATAAAAGACATATAACTTGCCTGTGTTCTGCAAAGTTTCATCTATAGCATTTTGGATAATATCAAAGAGAGTTTTGTTCTGCTCTTCTCTGCGTGGTATCTTATAACCTGTATCCTCAAGTTCTCCAATGTTGAGCCTGAAATCTTCAGCAATAAGCTTTATAACATCTCCTGCTGTCAAATTATTATATGCATAAGTATCCTTGTTTTTTAAATATCTAAGCTGATCATAGGCCGTACACTCTACAATATTGCTATCCTTACTTGATACCTTTTTACTGAAAAGAAATCCGAAAAATAAATCTGTTCCGTCTACCGTAAGCTTTACTTGATTACCTTCTTCAGTTTTTATATTACCATCATCAAAATAAGCAAACTTGAGCGTTCCGGGACTGCCTTTGCGTTCCAAATCAAGCTGTATTCCTTCTTTTACAGCAGGAAGGTAAGCTTCTTTGCCGTTACTAATCATTATGCTTACTGTCATGGTATTACAAGCTCCCATCCGTCTATAATCAAATTAGGGTTCTTTATCTTAGGATTAGCACTGACAATTTTAGGATATAAAGAGCCGTTGCCATAATATCTCTTGGCTAAACCCCAGAGTGTATCACCTCTTTTTACAACATGAGTTTTTGGCTTTGCAGCAGTAGATGTATCTCTATTCTCTGTTATCTTTGCTTCTTCCTTCTTTTCTTCCTGCTTAGTCTCTCCTATAGCAGGTGCAGGCGGTTGAACAAATACAACTTTCTTTGTTCCATAATGCCTATATTCTTTCAAAGTTACGCTTACTTTAATATCTCTGCCTTCTTGTGCATCCTCAGTAATATTTAAATCTTCTAAAGTAACCTTTATATTGGTCTTGAAGCCGTGAGGCCTTTTTACAACGAATTGAAAAGGCCTCTTGTTTATCTTTAATTGATTCAGCTTATCAAGATAACTTTTCTGCTTTTTTACTTTACTTACCGTTGCAAAAGAGTAGTTTTGAAAAGGCAAAAGGAATTCAAAGCTGAATTCCCTTAACCCTTTTGTCTTTATGATATTGACTTCGCCCTCGTTTATGAGAGTTACTGTCTTATTCATATTCTTAACTTTTAAACTCAACTTAGACGGAGTGATAGGCAGTAGCATATTTGCTAAATAAAATCTAAACATTAACTATGCACCCCCTCAGCTCCCATCTGCACAGCCTCAACAAACTTCACCGTCAACGCATCAAGGACGTTGTCCAGATCCATATTAGAGCTTATCTGATTAGTCATTCCTGAATAATCAACTTTTATCTCAGCAGTGGTAAATCTGTTGATAGCCTCCTGCTCCGCAATATCTCTCAAGTATTCAAGATTTTCTTTTGTTTCTGCAAGTGCACCTGCTGCAGCTGCAGTATTACCTGCAGTCTTTCCTATGTTGTCTGCAACTCCTGCACCTGCTCCCTTATCAAATGCTCCTGTATCAAATCCTAAAGAGTCAATTCCGTCTCCATTACTCATAGCTATCTTCTCAGCTTTAAACTGGGAATACTTGCCCTTTAAATCTGATACCTTGCTATCCAAATCCCCCTTCATTCGCATAAGTTCCCAAGTCCTTGCCTGCTTATCTGCATTTGATTGAGCTTCTGCTCCTGCCAAGCTCTGTTCCCTTAGCAAGGCGCTCGCTGTCATCGATGGGCAGATGAGTGAGGACGAGGCCGTGGAATCCATCGCGCTTGCCACCCGGCAGCTCGCGCGCCGCCAGGTCAAATGGCTGCGTCCGGACCCTCGCGTGCATTGGCTGGACGTGGGGGAGTTCGACTCGAACGAGGCCCTGGTGAGCAGGGTTGTCGAGCTGACGCAGCGCGAGGCAGAGGCCGCCCTGGGACGCTCGTAACACGGTCGGTGGCTGCGCGCCCGGGAGCCGGGGGCTACGGTGGATCCATGACACACACGCAGCTGCCCGCTCACGCCCGCGTCGTCAAGGCGCACGGTGCCGGTAATTCCTTCGTCGTCGCCACGGATCGCTTCGACGATTACGATCCTAGCGAGGTCGAGGTCGCGACGCTGTGCTCGCCGGCTTTCGGGATTGGTGCCGACGGCTTCATTCGGGCCGTCGAGCGCGACGGCATGTGGTTCATGGATTACCGCAACGC